AATCGTTAGCTGGAAATTGAAGTGTGAAAGTTCCAGAAGAAACAGTTTTGTCTCCTCCAAAATTTATAACTAAAACAGAAGCGTTTGTAGTTAAACCACTAATAGTGGATGAATTATAAATCATGCATCCTCTTGCAGTGAAAGTAGCTGATGTCCAGGAGATATCAGAAAAATCTGTGTAAGAAGTTGTTGTTGATTTTGCAACTCCAGTATTTGTTAAAGCTGATCCTCCGGAACTATATCCTGAAGATGTTGTTGTAACTTCGTATGTATCTGTAGGATCTGCAGACGGAGTACTTGCAGCCGCCCATACAGTTGTAGTTGTTC